GCAATAGCTATAGATTCACGCAGTAGGGCATATCAGCCTGTAGTTCAAACTCCATATACGGATGTGAGGCTATAATGAGGCTAATAGACCATTTTATAACTAACTTTACAGCTGGAGAATTATCTCCCAATATGTATGGGAGAATAGATGTAGATAGATACTATAACGGGTGCGAAAAACTACAGAACTTTATCGTACTCCCACAGGGTGGAGTTACCCGCAGGCCCGGAATGGAATACCTTGACCTTGTAGGCTTAACCGGCTTAAAGACATACACTAATGGCAAGGCAAGGCTCATTCCCTTCATCTTCTCAAGCGAACAGAACTATATGTTGCTGTTCGGTGACAAATACATGATACCCTATACCAATGGCGGTGCAGTAATTCATACCACTGCCTCTACTCCAGAATGGCAGTCCGACGTAGAATACAGCAAGGGGGACTATGTCCACACAACAGAAGGATATATCTACAGGTGTTTACAAGACCATACTTCTAGTTCTAGTAATGCCCCAGAAGACCCATATAATGACTATTGGGAAAGGGCAATAAGCTACTACATAGAGACGCCGTACTCAGCAGATGATTTGGACAAGCTGAAGTATGCCCAATCGGCTGATGTTATATACTTTGTTCACCCTGATTATCCTCCGATGAAACTTACCCGTACATGGGACGAAACATACAGTTATTACAAGTTTGCTTTCTCTGAAATGGAATTCAAGAAAGGACCATTTATGGACCCGTGTACAGACTGCGATTATATCATCATTAGCGGCTCCACGGGTGATATTGGAGAAACTGTAACTGTAACTGCTGCAGATTCCATTTTCTCTTCTACAGATGTGGGTAGATGGATTAAAGTAAGATATACAGTTGAGGCCGAAACAGTATCCTCCGGCGTGCATAGCGGAGACGGCACTCAATGGTCTTCTGATTCGTGGGAGGTAGATGGCGATTGGGAATTCAGAGCGTCTTTTGCCAATAGCCCATCAGGCGATATTTGGTATTTGCAGTTCTCTATAGACGGTGGAACAACATGGCGTAATTATTATGCCATAGACGACAGGATAAACACGACAATTGAAGGCTCTGCTTCTGCTGAGGATTTAGGGGCACAAAGTGGGATATTACCACAATTTAGAATATACACAGAAGACGCCAAAAGCGAAATAACTTGGAACTTTAGAGTGAAAAAGAGCACTAGGATTGGATATATAAAGATAACCGGCTATACCTCTGGCACAGAAGTGACTGGAGAATTGCAGTCAACATTAAAGTGGCTTAATCAAAAGACGTATTCCTTTGCCCTAGGAGCATGGAGTTATACTACAGGTTTCCCCGCAAGCATTACTTTTCATGATGGCAGGTTGTGGTTTGGAGGCAATAAAACATATCCTAACAGGGTATGGGCTAGCAAGTCTGATGATTATGAAAACTTTGAAGAAACCGACGAAAGCGATGGAGCATTAAGCCTGCAGCCTACAGCAAGTGAAGTTAACACGGTAATATGGATGGCAAGCAAGGGCAATATGCTTGTTGGGACTGCCGGAGACGAATGGGTGTTCGATGGGGCTAATGTCTCTCCTGACGACCCGCCAAAAGCAAGAAGGGAGACCAATTTTGGCAGTCAAGACACGCAAGCAGTTGTTGCCAACGGTTATGCTGTGTTCGTGCAGTATGGTGGCAAAAAAGTTAGGCATATCGAATATGATTGGGCTAGTGATACATATTATGCCTTTGACTTGACCGTAATGAGCGACCACATAGCCGGAAGTGGAGTTAAAAGGCTAGCTTATTTGAAGTCCCCTTGGAGCACTATTTGGGTTACACGCAACGATGGAAAGCTCCTTGGGTTGACTTATGTTCCGGAACAAAAGGTTTATGCATGGCATGTTCATGATACACAGGACGGGGAAATTGAAGATGTAGCAGCTATTCCGGGCGAATTGTGGGTGATTGTCAACAGAAAGTTGCCAAGCGGGTCTTATTACAGGTTTATTGAGCGAATAACCGAATGGGACGGGGACTTAAACAATGCTATATTCTTAGACCATGCCATTACCATAGAAGACCCCGCAGCATGGACTGACAATAGGCTATATATAGATTGGCAGTTAGCTGTAGCCCCTTTACAGATGACTGATGATTGGGACGGAGCAAAACTTGATGTTTACGCTGATGGGAAATATAGGGGGCTATTTACGCTCCATTATGACGGCGGGTCTCAAAAGTATTACCTAGACTTGCCGGAACAATATACCAAAGTGACCATAGGGTTGCCGTATGACAGCATTCTCAAGCCGATGAACTTTGAACACACCGCAGCTCCGGACACCACACAGGGACTACACAGAAGGCTTATACACGCTGTGCCTAGATTGGTCAATACTGTAGGCGGTTTTGTTGGACATAATGAGGAAGATGTATATAGGATACGATACCCAAAGAAAGAGGGACGTCCAAATGTGGTGTCTCCGGAACCATTTACAGGAGACGCTGACAGAATAGCCTTAAATGCTCCATTTGGCTTTGGGCAATATGTTGTACTTAAGCAGGACGAACCGTATCCAATGACCATATCCAGTATTATTGTGCGATTGGAGATGGCACAATGATAAAGGAAGTCCCTTACAAGATAGAACATGCCTACGCATTAGGCATAGACCCTTACGCAATGATGTTGCATGACGAAAGCATGCCGGCAAAGACGCTTATCCTTCCAGATGGCAAGCCTATATGCAGTTTTGGGGTTAGAGTAGCACATGGCGGGACTGGGGAATGTTGGCTAGTGACAGGCGAGGATTTTCAGAAATACAGCCTATCTGCATGTAAGGCTATACGTAAACATTTAGCTACATGTCAAGAGGAATATAACATAAGCAAATTGACAGCAACGGTAGATATAGACAATGAAACGCACGTGAAATTTATACGCTGGTTGGGGTTTACGGTGACATTGGGCATTTTCTACGCAGCATGTTCAGATGAAATGTTTCTGGTGGTGATGAAGCCATGAGTAGCGGGTTTAGTGGGATAGCGGTTGCGCTGCAAGGAGTCTCTGCAATAGCTAGAGCATACGCGCAGTATCAAGCTGCGGAAGCTCAAGCAGCTGCTGCTAGAGCACAGGCAGAGGCGATGAAGTATAATGCACAGGTAGCAAAGCAAGATGAAGAGATGGTTAGACAGCGTACTTCTTATGAAGCCATGCTTATACGAAGACAAGCAGCAGCCTTGTTGGCTAAGCAAAAGCAGGCTTATGCCTCTAGGGGATTTGCAACAACCACAGGGACGCCTTTAGCTATTATAAGTGAAACATCTAGAAAGTTAGAGGAAGACAGGGCAATGAAGATGTTTATAGGCGATATAGAAGCCATGAGGCAGAGTTCGACTGCTAAACTTTACAACATGAAAGCACGCAGCCTTTTATCTTCAGCTGGTTATTATGAGGACATCGGCACATGGGGAGCACTCACCACAGGGCTAGCAGGACTTGGACAAACTGCAGTTACGGCACAGGAATTAGGATTGTTCACAAAGCCACAAAAGGAACCCACAAGCGTTGCTACTTCCCCAGACAATATAGCAGATGTAGCCAACACCTACGGATATGATTGGCGATACAAGGAAATATTTGACCCAAGCAAATGGGGAATGGGGGAGGTCTTATAAATGGCAGACAAGATACCTACCTATGAAAAACAAATATTGCCACCGAAACAGGGCCCTGCTGTAGAAACCCCCTTTGCTATGGACGAAGCAGCGAAAGCACAGGCTTATGGGGCAAAAACATTAGAACAGTCTGCAGCTAGCCTTTATTGGGCTTCCAAAGACTTAAAACAACTTGCTCTCAAAGAGCGTAAAGACAAGCAGGCAGCAGACTTTGCTTATTTGTTTGCTTCCACTAAAAAACAAGCCCAGCTTAAAATGATAGAAATTATGGAGAATACTCCGTATGAACAATGGGCTGAAAAATGGGAGAAAGAAAGACCACAAATTTTTGAGTCCGCCCTCAAGCAGGCTAAAGACCCAGAGGTTGCCCAAGCCCTTCAGGAAGCTCTACCCAGCTTCTTGGTGACTCTTGATGTTGAGCTTGCAGTTAAACAAGCCGAAAAGCGCCATGAGGAAGGTCAGGCTGAAGTATTGGACGCTCTCAACATGTACGTAGAGAGTGGTGACATGGAGGGCTTCTTGGCTAATCTTACCTATTTCAAAGAGAACACTCAGTACTTTGGCTCCAAGAAATGGCTTGAGATAGAGCAGTCTATGGGTGCTCAGTTAGAAAAGAATGTTTTAATTCAGCAGATTATGGCTAGTCCTTACGGAGTAGACTTGGATAAGGTTGAGACAAAGTATTTAGACGCAGAGGACATTTATACCCTCAAGGCTAGGCAAAGAACTATGCAGAATGCACTAGAGAGTGAGCGAAACGACAACGAAGATAAAATATTTCAGAGTTGGATGGAAGAATACATTAATACGGGATATTTTCCCACCCCGAAAGAAATTACAGAAGTGTACCACCAACGCTTCAAAGACACCCCACTTAATCTGTTAAGTGAACAGGGATACATGCAGGCTGTCAAACTATCTGAAACCATACATAATCGACAATCTAAGGGCAAGAAAAGAGTAGACCCGCCCTTAGGGGTTGCATTAAAGAACTACCAAAAGTACGACGACATGCTCACTAAAGCAAGCACAGAAGAGCTTAATGCGTTTGAGTTGATAATAAATAGAGCTTATGAGGCAGGAGAAATACTCAAAGAGCAAAGAGACGACTTGTTAGATAGGGTCAAAAATATTAAGAAAGGAATATATGAAGGGCGAGAGGTAGTGATAGACACCTACAAAGCAAACACTAAAAACTTAATAGACCAACTTCTAAAGGTGGGTGCTGTTGATGAAAGTGGTGCTTATGTATTGCTAGGAGACCTTTATGGTGTGTTAGAGGACGCTGTAAAGAATACCGATAGGCAAACTATGGCGGATGTACTTGCTGAAAGATATAGCGAAAAAATAAAACGAGCTGTAGAATTGGGACTTATTAAGCCAACAGATAAGCGTGATTGGATTACTGGAATGAAGAAAAAACAAATGTCTCTCGAAAAGCTATTCATGTCATTTGGATTGCCTGAAGAGGAAGCTGAGGAAATAGCAGAGTTTTCCGTTGAGGGCATAGCTTGGACTAAAGAGGTTAGCAATCCTAAAGTTCAACAATCTATATTTGACTCCATACATCAGGACATTGGTGGGGGAGGTCTTGGCCAATGAGCATAGTCCCCAGATTTAAGGAAGGAATACCGCCAGATTTATTAGAGCTATACCAGAGGAATACGGTAGAAGTGCCAGTCATTTCTACTTCTATACCTACAATTACACATCTTAGAGGAATACCTGCGCCCAAAGATTGGCACGAATTACAGTTAATGTATCCCAAACTTAATAAAACTATCGAAACAGCAAAGGCCAATAACCTTACACCAGATCAAACACATGAACTTATCAAGCAGGCTATTGCCCACGAGGTGTTAGCCAACGACAAGTCGTATTCAGAGGTAGCAGAAGAGTTTGGCATCACAAACGATTCTATTAGGCTATATATGGCGTATAAATCACACAAAACTAACGTAACGACACAGATTCTTACCGGCAAGACTCTGCATAAAGCAGCCGAGATTGCCTACTACTCTGATTATTTCAACCTCCCAGAACAGGTAATCGAAGCTGACCCTGAAAAGTTCAGATTGTTATACCAAAACGAGCCAGAATGGCTTAGACAGACAAAGATGGTAAAAAAAGACCCTACTAGTTGGCTGTTTACAAGTGCTAACGCAAAGGACGCACTAGACCAACGCAAAAAATCAGCTATAAAAGAGGCGGTCTTCAGCGACCCTGGGCTTATGGAATATAGGGACTTTCTGAACAACCATAAAGGACTTAAGGTTATTTCTCAAATTTCAAGCGGTATGGGGTCTACAGCGGGCAAGCTCCTGCAGGCGGTATCCTTATTAGACAAAAAGATTCCCTTTCTTAATTTAGATTGGCTAGAGGAAAAAGGTGCCGAGATAGAGGCTATGGGGGCCTACATGGTTGAAGGGATGGAGGACACGTATGGCAGGCAACTCGCAGAAGCCTTTGGAACTATGTCTGTATTTGTGCCTATAGGCTTGCTCATCGCTCATCTTGCTCCCCCTGTAGCTGTTGGTTCTCTTGGTGCGTGGATAGCATCAGCTTTAGGCGCAACCGCTAAGGCAACTACCGAAGCCATCATAGACGCCAGAGATGTTTATAATAGGGTGTATGTTGCCACAGGCGACAAACAGAGAGCATATCGTGCTGGTTGGGTTGGTTTCTTAGCTGAAGCTGCGGTTACTGGTCTAATCGACAGTATAACGCTGTTTAACCCTACTATTGGCCATGTATTAAAGCGCTTTGTGATGTCTGGTATTGGTGAGTCTGTACAAGAAGTTGCCCAAAACCAGATTCAACAACTTGTAGAAACAAGGCATATTTGGGATAAAGACGACTTTAAGAGCGCCCTGTCTACTGTTGCCGTTTCCTTCCCTATAGGTGGTGTGTTTGGCGCTGCTACTGGGACTTCCGTCGATGCGATTGCCAAGCGTTTTGAAAAGCTGGGGCTAGACAAAGAAAGCGCTCATAAGGCTGCCCAAATAGTAGCCAAAGACGGAGAAAAGGCTATTGAGGTGGTGTCTGAGGTTGAAGAGAAAATTGGTAGTGGGGAACTAAAAGACACAACAGCTCAAACAAAAGGACTACCCAAAATTCAGGAAGTTGTGGAAAAAGTCCAAGAGGGCGAAGCTACCCAAGAGGATGTCGCTAAGACAATTGACGAGCTGGAGATAAGCGAAGAAGAAATAGACGCCATAGGAGATTTAGCCGACCTTCTCCAGTATAAGGGCGAGCTCAATCAAGAAACAATTAAAGAGAAGCTAAAGTCTTATCTGGAAGACGAAAGCTCCGTTGAAGAAGAGTTAAAAGCCATCTTCGACTTGCAGGTCTTTGGCAGAACTACGCCTGAAATAGAAACTATGCTTATCAGCAGAATACAACAAATGACCAAGGGGCAACTCAAGCAGAGGATTAAAAATACCGAAGACCCTAAACAAAGGCTCAAGATTATTGAAGAGTATTTAGCCAAAGAAGCCTTTAGAAGGCTAACTCAGAAAATAGGGGAAATAGAAGGGGTAGCCACGAAAGCCTTAAATGGCGAAAAAGAGAATATTGAGCCTAGGATAATACATATTATAAAAGCATTGAGCAATATTAAAAAAGGTGTTAAAGTCGAAGAGTCAATAGAAATAGTCAAGCGTACTGTTAAGAACTTTAATAATAAAAATTTGGTTGATGAAGACGGAACACCTATCAGGTTAAATGCTGACGAATTGCTTAGTATGGTTACAAAACCCAAAGACCAGCTTACATACGGCGACGTGCTTAAATACTATAACAAAATTAAACACATGGTAAAAGTTGGGGAACAGATAGGGGAAGCCAAAAGGAAGCAACGCCAAGCCAAGGTAGACGCAGCCATGGAAGTAACTAAACACGGAAGCGTCTTAACCACCAAGGTAATGGATAGAGCGTTGAGCGATATACTCAAAAAACGTGGCATGACTTGGAAACAGCTTGCTGAAGCTCTTGGTATTCCTAAAGTTAAGTCCAAAAAAGATATTTTAAGGTACTTCAAAGAAAACTTCAAAGCTAAACATTTAGAAGAAGCTATAGAGATGGCGCTTAACATAGGTGAGGTTTTAGGAATAGAAAACATCCTAGACGAAGTCGCCAAGGTCGCCAATAGGCTTAACATCAAAGCGAAACACCAGAAAGGCGAAACGGCTAGCTGGAAGGCATTCTTTAGGAATGCTCCATCATTTGCGATAGGGTTTCACAGGTTGGCAGACGTTGTGGCTAATACTACGACAGGTGCCAAGACGGCCCTACATGAGATATTAACACATGGGCCGGCTAGGGCGTTCAGTGCTTACATAGAGGCAAAGGCTAACAGAACAATCGAGCTGGTCAAAGACGCCAGAGAGGCTTTTGGCAAGAAGTGGGCTAAGCGCATGTCGGAAAAGGTGAAAATTGATGGTTTTACCTTCACTAGAGAGCAACTTATGGGTATATATGGCATCAACAAAACTAGAGGTGGTAGGAAAGCCCTTATAGAAGGCGAGGGTATGTCCGAGGAAGTAATAGACAAAGCCATTGCCCACCTCACGGAAGAGGAAAAACGCTTCGTTGATGAGCAAGTAGCAAAACTGCAAGCCAAACACGATGAGATGATAGACAAAGTTTTTGAAAGGACAGGAAGAGTTCTTCCTTATGAGTCCTACTACTTTAGATTACAGCGACAAATGCTTGGGCCAGATTACTTCAAGATGGGTATGGATGACCTCCTTGGCTTAACCTACGAGGATACATTATCTCAAACAGATAGGCAGCTAAGCGTTGAGATGAATAGGTCAGACAACTCCCCTCATCAGCGTCCTGTCAATTATGATTTCTTTGATGTTGTAGCGTCAACGATAGAAATGCAAGAACGTATTATTCATCTCAGTGAGGCTGTTCGTCTGCTTAGAGACCTAGTTAACAATGTAGAATTTAGAAATATTATTGGCGCCCGCTTTGGTGAGGATATGCTCAAAATGTTTGATGTTTACCGAGACATTTTATCAACACCGTACAAAATGTACCAAGGTGGAACTGCAAGCAGGATTATGCGAAAGGTGCGTCACAACAAAGTATTCCAGATTTTGGCATTAAACGTGAAGTCCATTCAAAACCAAGTTTATTCTTACTTCTTGATGGCGCCATACATCACCGTACAGGGCTTTTTGGTTGGCAATTTGCATGTTATGCTACACCCTGTCGCAGCATACAGAGAGGCACGAGAAAAGTCTGAGATTATGCGGTCTAGAACCTTCGCCTTTGAAGCGCAAGAGCTTGCTGAGTTTAAGAAAATAACCAAAGGAACTTGGGGCCAGATTTCAGAAAAAGCATTCAACTTGGGGATGTGGCCCCAAAGAGCAATGGATATTATGACTACAACAATAATCTGGCACTCTGTTTATAATAGTGAGAGGTTAAGTGGCGTTTCTGAACAGGAAGCTATTCGAAAAGCTGACGACGTCATCCGCAACACGCAGCCAATGTCTTGGGTTATTACGCAGAACAGGCTTATGGTGGGAGAAGATGTGTTGGGAGAATTAGGGCGTGGCATGATGGCATTTACGGGTCAGCAGAGACAGCTCTACAATATGCTACGCGTTGATGTAACTAATGCATTTAGACGGGGAGAATACAAAGAAGCTATGCTTAATCTAATAGGTATCATGCTATCTCAGGCGTTTATAACTTACACCTCCTTCAAAGGTATGGAAACATTCTGGGACTTTTTGAAAGGCTTTGCTGTTAAAGGCTTAACCATTCTCCCCTTACTTGGACGCTTGATTGACATGGTAATAGAACGCCAATATTACACCTCGATATTCTTTGGAGTGCAGGATGCAATAGCCGACCTATACTTTGGAGCGAAGGATATATATGATGGCGACGTGATTGATGGCTTCCTGCGCTTAGCTGGAGCTGTTGCCGTAGTACCAAATGCCCCTCTACCCTCAGTATTTATCAAGAGGGTGCGTAGGGCTATAGAAGAAGAAGATTGGACTGCATTGACGGGATTAAAGAGAGCTCCAATCCCAGAACTTAAATAAAGGAGGGGTATAAATGCTGTATCCCGCTTATTATGACCTTCCACCTATCATAAAAGGCTATACGTGGGACGTTGCATTCACATACGAAGTTAATAATGAACCAATGGATTTAACCGGCTATTCAGCAGAGTTTTTCCTATATGATGAATTTGATGACGAACAGGAGATAATTAAGCTGACCTCAACGGCTGGGGAGATAGAATTAAGAGATGATGGCACGATATTGATAATAATGACGCCTGAACAAACAGACAGCATTCCTGAGGGGAGGAAGGGGTATATTCTTGACCTCCTCTTCCCCTCAGGGGCACCTAAGTATCAAATACTTGTCGGCTATGTACCTGTTCTAATTCGTGGCAATGCTATATAGGGGTGGTGGACATGGCTAATTATTTTGAAGATGATGTTAGGATTGTTATAGCTCCACGCATGGCAGTGGGTCCTCAGGGGGCTAATGCTCCCGAAATGCAGATACAATATTCTGCTGATAGTTCTAGTTGGCACAACACATATCAAGCTGGAGATTTGTATATTCGTTTTAGCACAGATGGGGGCAACACATGGTCTGATGCTATGGATGTTTCCTCTCCCAATGCACAAGACATATTAACCAAATTAAAATCTGTTGATGGCTTTGACTCTGGCTTAGATGCTGATTACGTGCGTGGCAATATCCCTGTAAGGGTAGTTTCAACAATTAGTGAACTAATTGGCTTATCAGACTATGATGATGGTGAAACTGTGCTTGTGTTGGGATATCACACTGCAGGAGATGGCGGAGGTGGCATTTTCCGTTGGGATGCAAATGAGGATAAAGCCAATCATAATGGTGGAACTGTAATCGACCCTGACGCTGCCTTCCCGACTGACTGGAGCGATACGGGGCAACAAACTACTTGGTTTACGGCAGGAACGGGTAGTGGCTGTTGGAAAAGGGTATATAGCGGGAAGGTTTATGTAGAATGGTTTGGGGCAAAAGGCAATGGAATAACTGATGATTCTATTCCAATTCAAAAGTGTTGTGATTTACAGGGACATATCATCTTGCATAAAACTTATCTATGCAAAAATGTTTATCTATCAAGCAACACAACAATAGATGGGTTAGGCACAGGGAGGGTTATTAATTCCGATGGCAACGCGTGTTTGTTGGTGCTGCCTCCAACACAAAATACTCAATATGCCGACATTAAAATAGTCAACTTATCCTTTGACGGCCAAGTGTCTACTTTGGGATTTTCAGAACATAAACACCTTTTATCTATTTCAGGCGGTAAAAATTGTGAAATACATAATTGTAGATTTGAGGGTTATAGAGGCGATGGTATTTATTTGGGTAGTGGGATAGCTGGAGGAGAAGAATACCATAACGAAAATATAACAATAACTAATTGTATTTTTGATGGAATAAACCAAGACAATAGAAATGGGATAAGTATCATAGATGGAACCAGCATTAAAATACAAAAATGTATTTTTAAAAATTCAACAAGGTCTGACATGCCAGGAGCCATAGATATAGAACCTAACAGCGATGTTAGTATTGTGCGGAGCATAAGTATTTTACATAATGACTTCGACAATATTGGTGGTAATGTTGGAGCCATTAGTTTCGCCCTCAATAATGTAACCCTAAATACACCTTATGGGTTGTATGTTGTAGGCAATAATATAGGCCTTAATGGGACAATATTATCGACGGGAGTTACTATCGTTAATCCCAATAACTATAATGAGCAGATGGGAATTATTATTAAAGATAATGTTATATATACCGACAAAAGGGGTATAAATATTTATGGGAGCTCCTCTTCTGGCTATTTGAATGGAATTAATATACAAGGCAATATTATTAGACAAAAATATGCTTCCATCATTGGATATCAGGATTATGATGTGGTATATAATATAACCATTTTGGGTAATATTGTAGAAAGCACGGGGACGGAACATGGGTTTAGCTTTAAAGAAGTGCACGGGGCAACTATATCAAATAACATATTTACAGGTACTGATAGCAGTGCTTACGATATTCGTTTTGCGGGTGGTGGAGATAGCATTAATATTATAAACAATAAATTTTCATCCACTGCAGCATTTTCTGTGTATTCAACCACAGTAGACGGAAGCAGTTGCTTGTATTATGGAAATTGTGGGAATAGGCCTTATTGGCCCGCATATAGAACAGACGAATGTGGAGGAAAGGTGCAGGCTTTTGATAGCTCTACACTTCCCGACAGCTTCCCTGAAGGAATATCGATTGCAGTAATTAACGGCGACTCAGGTGTGCCGGATACTGGGGGGCGCCAAGGAACCCTGATAACATATAGACTAACAATGACAGGTGGATATGAAAAATGGACATATCAGTTGTATTATCATGCGAATAATACCGTTGATGTTGGGTGTATGTATATCAGAAGGCGAAATTCTAGTTCAAATAGTTGGACTAGTTGGTATAAAATTAGCGGAGCCTAGTATAATTTGGGAAGGCTGGTGAACAGAATGAAATATGCAGTATTTGACGATAAAGGCTTTCCAAAAGGCTTTTATAGTAAAGACATTCACGGCAACAATATACCCAAAGAAGCCATACAGATAACCGACGAACAATGGCAGGAATTTATCAGTAATCAAGGCAGACGCAAGTGGGATTTTGAAACCAACTCTGTAGTCGAATATAACCCAGAAGATGAATTAACGCTTGAGGATTGGAAAGAGCGCAAACGTAAAGAAATTGCCCAAGCTAGATATGAAGCTGAAACGGGCGGGCTTACCCTCCCTAACGGATACGTGGTAAAGACAGATAGAGAAAGCCAATCTCTACTTATGGCAGCGGCCTTAAATGCTAAAGAAGACCCTAACTACATACTCAACTGGAAGTGTGCTAATGGTTGGATACAGGTTGACGCTGAAACGATACTAAAGGTTGCTCAAGCGGTACGTGAACATGTTGAGATGTGTTTTGATAAGGAACGGTTGTTGCATGAACAGATAGACAAATGTGAAACAATAGAGGAAGTCAAGGCTATTGAATGGTAGGTGGTAAATATGGCTAGGGTAACAATAAGCCCGCGTATGCCTGTAGGGCCTCAAGGAGCAGCAGCTCCGGAAGTGCAGGTGCAATATTCCTCAGATGGCACCAATTGGCATGATACGCCACAGAGCGGGGATATGTACTTGCGGTTCTCTACCGATGGAGGGGACACGTGGGGCGAATCAATTCGGCTTGCCGAAATGGCAATAGATGACCAAATAACCGATGGTGTTACGGATAGGGCCCCTTCCCAGAATGCCGTATACGACGCTTTACAGGCTTTAGTTGAAGACCAGATAACAGACGGAGTAACCGATAAGGCTCCATCGCAAAACGCAGTCTATGACGCATTACAGAATTATGTATTGCTTTCTGACTATGAAGACGCCGACGTGCTTGCGAAGGTAAAGAATTTAGACGGAGAAAATAGCGGATTAGACGCAGACCTTGTTAGGGGGTTGCCTGCAGACTTTACTTCTAGCAAGGCAACCAATGGCTACCAAAAATTGCCGAGCGGATTAATTATACAGTGGGGGCTTGAAAATTCAGGAGCAAGTGGGACAGCTACAATAACCTTTCCAATTGTTTTCCCCAATCAATGTCTAGTTTTAATTGGAACTATTTTCTATAACTCTGCTGATCAAAATAGAACAGTGCAAGTTTTAACAGTATCAACAGAACAAGCTACAATTTATAAAGCGTACGATGATACTAGTGCGTCAAGTAGTGATGCTTTTTGGATAGCCATAGGCTACTAGGAGGTGCAACATGAAAGATAGATTTTTAGACGTCCTTAAAGTAACCCTCGGCTTTGAGGGCGGATATTCAGATGACCCCAACGACAAAGGCGGAGCAACTAATCTAGGCATAACAGAAGGTACTTTCGCAAGGGCTAAAGTAGCCGGCTTAGTCTCAAAGGATATGGATATAAAAGACCTAACCAGGTTTGACGCAGCAAGGATATATAAGAAATTCTACTGGGAGCCTGCTAAATGCTATTCTTTACCTGCCCCTTTAGACTTAATAATATTCGATTGTGCTGTCAATCATGGCGTAGGTGGAGCTGTTAAATTGCTACAGAAGGCTATAAATAGCTTTGACAACTTCCCTAAACTTGTTGTTGATGGCATTTTTGGCCCTATGACAACAAAGGCAGTGCAGGCATTCATTGACATGAACAAAACAATGATTACAACGTTCCCACAATTAGGGCCTAACTTTCTCATTAAACAGCTTGCAAAGACCATCTTGCTTGAGAGGGCTAAAAAATTCAGTAACATTGTTACGCATGACCACACACAAAAGAAGTTCCTTCACGGTTGGATAAAACAGAGGGTCGTTAATCTGGGATTAAAAACAGACCTGCTATAGTTAACAGGAGGTTGACCGATGAGTGAACAGCACGTGGCTTGGGAGAACGAAATGATAAATGTTGCTACACTTGAAAGCAGGGTGAGGGCATTGGAGGCATGGCAGGAGAAGCAAAACGGCTCTATACAACGCATTGAACGCAAAGTAGACAAGCTCATGTTTATTCATTATACGGAATTGGTTGCCATTATTAGCGGGAGCATAGGAGTTATTTTTGCAATCATAAAGATGTTGAGGTAGTGCCATGTCGACGAAAGCTGAGCGAATATGCAAAAAGTGGACATTAGACCCGAATGTGACCATATCGGAGCTAGCTAGACAATTCAACACTAGCCGGTCACAGATACGTAGAGTGTTACGCAGATATGGTGTATACGATACCCGCAACCGGCACAAGTTTATTCATCCCATAATTATTAAGCAACCTAAGATTAAAGAAGTGGAAATGTTTATTAGCGACCTGCATATCCCACATCACGACAGAACAGCTTGTGGTGTGATGTATTCATACATGCTCAATCTTCAGCCGGATATAATCTACATAGGTGGAGACGTGTTGGATTTTCATAAGATAAGTTTCTTTACAAGAGACCCAGAAGAGATAGATATTGTAGACGAGATAGAGCAGGCAAAAGACTTCTTTGCACAGCTAAGAGAGGACTTTCCTAACGCAAAGATATACCTAGAGGGTGGCAACCATGTAGAGGGCAGATGGGAAAGATACCTAAGCGGGACGCAGTTAAAAGGCATAGAAGGATTAGACATAGATACAATTCTTGGTCTGCAAGCCTTTGACATAATTTACGTGTCCGCTTTCGAGGAAAAGAAAATGACAGGCAAGTTTCCTAAAATAGGCGGGCTATATCACCTTCATGGGCATGAGGCAAGCGTAAGCTATAACGGAGTTAATGTAGCTAGAACAATGTTCTTGAGAACTAGAGAAAACGTTATCTTTGGTCACTTCCATAAAACGCAGGAATACTATACCAGAGACATGAACGGAGATGTAAGGGCTTGTTGGAGTGTAGGTTGTCTATGTGACTTAACGCCTAGGTTTAGACCTATAAACGATTGGAATCATGGCTTTGCGGTGATATATCATTACGAAAACGGAACGTTTGAAGTTCACAACAAGAAGATAATAGATGGCAAAGTGCTTTAGTTCTGTAAAATGTACAGTTTGTACAGTTTGTACATTTAGGTGGGTGATAATATGAGTTGGTTTAAGGAGAACGTTGACAGCACTGATATTTTAGCCGGACTAATCTTGTTAGCTGTAACTATAATGGCTATAATGGGTGTAGGTGGAGAGGATTTGCCTAAGGTTGTAATAGGCGGTCTTATAGGATATTTATCCAAAAGACAGGTGAACAAACAATGAAGATTAAAACAAAGATTGCTATCTTTTTCATTATTGTAGGCATAGGCTTGTTCCTCTTATGGTATATCGGCATAATTGATACAGTTTCTGTTGCATTGGGCGCTATAATAAGCACCTTTGCAGGCAGTGTTACATACAAAAAGAAAGCCATAGAAGAGGAACAGGAACGTATAAGGAAAAGGATTAGAGAGCTTAAGAAAGCTAAATTAAAGATGGAATTTGAGCGGGACCTTCACGATGAGGAGGTTAAGAAAGTTAATGAGAAAGATTATAGCGATATGTCTACTGATGAGCTTATTGCTCATGCCAACGAGCGTGAGAGCAAGCGAACCGATAAGGCTGACTGACGATGGCAAGCATGTTATAATGCCTGTAGAAACTTTCCGCAACAGGGAGATAGACCTAATGAGGCTAGAACAGAAAGTGAAAGTATTACAGGACGCCCTACAGGAAGAGCGGGATACTACAGATGAATACCTAGCCAAAATGGAAGAGCTTGAGGAAGCCATTAACCAAGAACAGCAGAAGGTTAATGAGCTTAGATTGACCAACATACAGGATAAGTTCAAGTGGCTTACCATAGGATTAGGTGTTGGAATTATTGTTGGTATAGCCATAGACTAATTTGGAGGTGGAAGATATGAATTTGCCCAATTACATAGCAGCACCTTTGGCAATCGGCATTTTTCTTGTTTGTGTGTTTGCTTTGAAAAACAAGGACAAAATTAAGGCATGGGTGAAAGACAAGGTTAAGAAGTAACACCGTTTTGTGAGAAAACGAAAATTAGGCAAAATCGTTTCATCATAGAACGCATAGGGGAAAATAAAGAGGGAGGCTAATCCTCCCTCTTGGCGATTGTCGCTATGATAGACTTAGCCGCTTTCTCTATAACTTTTACCCTATGCGGTCTAATGCCCATCATGCGAGCAATCTCCCAATCCCTATATCCTTCCATATATTTTAACACAAGTACCGTTTTCTGTGTAGGGGGCAATCCGTCTATAATTAGGTTTAATGTATCAAATTCTTCTTTAATTGTTGCGATACGTTGTAGAACTTCTTTTATGTGCTCCTTTAACACTACAATCTTGTGTGCTACATCTCCCGCCGTAGCCCCTTTTACTCTTTCAGCTAGCAGGTCAGGCCCTGATTGTAACATCTCCACCCTATCGCATAACCTACTCAAGGTCTCCCTTTCTCTCTTTAGCCTCTTCCCAAGCCGGCACCATCTACTTAAAATGTCGGTCAAGAGGTCTCACCACCTCATTACTCCTCATCTTCTAGTCCTGCGTTAAGAAACTCTTTGATAATCTCATCTTGCACATAACAAATGTCAATTAGCCTAGAGCACAAAGAAATCCACAACCGTTGAACACCACGCCACGGCTCCTCATCTCCTCTGGCTGAACAGTTATACAAACCAAGATATCCTTGGGCGTCTTCCCATTTGCCCTTGCTAATATAAACCCCAACGCCAGCGTCTGGGTCTATGTTAAAGTAATCCCTACAACTATCCATTGCCCTTTTTCGCTCCTCCAATAACCTGCAGCCCTTGTACGCTGTTACTCCCGCCATTACTACTCCTCCTTCTTCTTTGGTCTATTATCCTCTCCCACATCTCTTAACTGATATGCAAGTAGGAACAACACATTGCAACAAGCATGGGCTAAGTGGTTAATCCCGCTTTCTGGGTCGATGTCTTCCTTTTTCTGCCACCAAGAGGCAAGATGTCTCATTGCTGCAGAGAAAGGTCTATCCCAAGACATTCCTTTTTCCCAATTGCGAGCTTCATATTTTGCTTCGCCATAATTTAGAACCTTTACGACTTCCTCTAAGGCGTCGAACGGCAATAATGCGTATTTGGGCTTGCCATAATCGTGCTTGATAGCCATAGACATATTATCCCTCCTCTAGGCTTAAATCTGTCAACTGCACATCCGTAAAAGCTGTTTTCCACTTGCCCCTTCTTGATTGAAACAAATGGTGTCGGCCATGCTTACCTAAGTAGACTAGCTTTATCGCTCCTAAAAAATCAGCCTCATCATCTCCTCCATTCCATATTCTTGCTTTGTAAATTTTGCCTACTGACAATTGCTCTGGGTTAAGAGTTTTATCTTTTTTCTTTTTCGGTGTTGCGGGTTCAATTAAGCCCATTTTTCTAAGGCGATGTTTTAGCGATTGTACAGGTCTTCCTAAAGCACGTGCAATTGTACTAAGCCTAGCACCCTCATGATACATTCTGTAAGCCATCTCGTCTTCTTGAGGCTCCCAAGGTTTTCTAATCATGCGCACCTCTACTCCATGGGAGCGGAGAATCCTACGTGCAGCCTCTTCTGAAACACCAAACCGCTGGCAAATCTGGCATATTGTGCAGTTTTTGTCGCTTATATATGCCTGCACTAGAGCCTCTTGAGTCTCTTTAGGTATTCGTTTTCCCCGCTTGATAGTCCTTACCCCTGCCATATTGCTATCCCCCTTTGCAATGCATTGTTGTTATCTTTTTATCCCTTTAGAAAGCCTGTACTCTTTGTTTCTCTTTGCCTCTAGCCTTACGGTATCCTCAAACCTAGCAGCATTAATAGGCAGTAAAGACGCTTTAATATCCTCATACTTCTTTTTGACCTTATTTACCCAATGCGGGCATTCCTCATACAATACTGCTAGTTTGGCAAGCCATAAGGCTATATCTTCTGTGGCTAAATAATGCCTATCCCGATGTAACATAACTACAGGGAAAAAGTTTTCATACGTGTTTATTACAGCCTGTTCATAGCATTGAAAGATGTTTAACTTGCGTCTGTTCTTAGCCTCAACGCAGTAGGGAAACTTGGAATAGCTATGGTCGCTTGCCCAAAGGTCGCAACCGGGAGCAGATTTTCCCCTAAGATTAAGCGATGTGGCGGGAATATTTAGCCCCCTTGCTATAGCGTCCCTACACCAAAACTCAAACTGCCTACCCTTATTTCTAGTACTTCTAGTGCTCTTTCGTTTACCCATTATTTCACCGCCTTTGCTAGTCTTAGGCTGCTTATATCCTGCTTCGGAATAACTACTATTACTTTCCGCCTCCCAAATCTTAAAGCCTCTTTTTGTGTCTTCACGCAAATATCTATCCGCTTGCCCTTTATAGCACCCCCCCTGTCATCAACCCGTCTCCAACCTATGTCCTGTATATACAACCATGTTCCAAAGGGCAGGCTAGGGTCGGCTGCTACTGTTACGTCTGGCGTTGTTGGTTTACCGGATGCTGTTATCCTAGGGTCACCTGAATAACATATTCCTTCTTTGGCGTTAGGGTCTAATGGGGCATAAGCAGTGGCTTCATATACTTCTATTGTAAACTCTCTTCCTATAAGTTGTTTAACTTCTTTCTCTAGCTCGGATATTGTCTTGCTGGCTGTCATCAACAAACATAAGGTTGTTTTGTGTTGTTCTAAAAGCCTATCGTATTTCATGCCCATGTCGTATAGCTGATATGCAAAAAACACTACGTAAGCTACAGAAAATACAACTAAGGCTACCTTCTTTTTCAATGCTTACACCTCCCATATTCTGTTGTTAGGTGGGACAATCCCACCTTCCTGCAATTGTTTGGGGTTAACTCTATTCCACGCCTCATAATCTGTTAGTGATAAGTGGTACTTCTTCCCTTTGCGTCTGAATACATTTAACGGTGTCTTACCTTTAGTCCTATATTCAAAGATAAACCTTTTGGGGGCAACGGTTGTTTTCGTATCATCGTCATCTATAACGTATTCTATATTTATTTCATATTCCTTGCCGGGCTTAAAGAATCCTTTAAAAGAAGGGACAACCATGCATGCTTGTCTAGAAGGCTCTATGTCATTGTGCAAAATTTCCATAGCCATTTTCTTGTACTTTATCTCCAGCATTGTTTTATCAGGGAAGGTATCAAACAGAATGTCCATAAGAGCCCCAGCATTGATAAGCTCCTTTAGGGTTGCCTCTTCCTCCGGTGTCCATGAGGTTGGGGGTTTTTCTCCCTCTTCCTTCATTGTCTTTAAAAGACGCTCAATCGTAGATATTTTCCTGTTAAACATCATGCGTTGGATTGTCGCAAGTGGGACTCCGTAATGATATAAATACCAAACTTGTCTTTTGTCATCTATGCTCCACGATGACGTTTGTCTTTCCCTTCTTTCTCTTGACAGCAACCACCTTTTCTTGCTTTCAACAGAATTATAAGTTCTCCCCATTATCGCTGCTATTTCCTTAAGCCCCTTCCCCTCTTTAACTAGGCGGAGGAGTTCATTCTCATCTTCTTGTGTCCACCCTGCAGCCATTTATAAACCCTCCTCATCGAAAAGTTTATTTTGGTGTTCATTTTCAAACATCATATCAATTAAAGGTGTCGTCTTTCTGGGGCGATAAAGGAAACATTTACCATCTTTCACGTTCAAAACTCCCTCTATGCATTTGTCCTCTTCTGGGTCATACCGCTCACAGTCTGCACATCTCCAGCTTAGCATTGCTACATCACCCCTAAAATGGAATATCTACCTCGTCTTCGCCCTGCACAATCTTACCCCTACGTGTCACCTTCAATTTGTCAACTGTGAATGTATATTCCCAATTGCCTGTCATGTTGTTCTTTTTTCTGCCCATCTTGCAGATGGCTTTTATTTGGTCTCCTTCCTTCAACTCTTCCTCTGGGTCAAACCATGTGATACCTAAGTATAATCCCTTAATGTCCAAGTCTTTAACCCATAACCCATATCCAAGATGGTTCCTCCCATGTTTGTCTTGGAATTCAAATACCCTCGGTTCGCTTGCTATTTCTCCCCATAATGTTAATGTTGCCATCATGCATTCCTCCTTTATTTTCGTCTGTTATACTTCCAAACTGAACACCGCATCCAACTAACTTCGACTACTCCCTGATTGTCCTTTGTCAAGGCTGCAATCCAGCCATCATAAGGACAATTCCACACATGCTTGCAATCCGGCTTAGGGCAATCTTCCTGTTTCTTTGCTCGGAGTACATCTATTGTAGATAGCTCATCATAATAGTACTCATCATATGGTATTTTCTCCCGTAAATATTCCAGTTTTTCTTGCTCTCTCTTCTGCTTCAATTCCTGCCACGAAGAGCAGCCGGTATATTTCTGTGCCCATTCGTCGGCAATTTTAGCAATCTCTGACAAACTCTTAAACTCGTGTTCATGCAAGCTCATCACCTCTATTCAAGCTATCCCTTATTCTTTGCAATATCCTTGACGGCTTCTTGTTAACGCTTGGCTCCGGCTTTTTATTGCGGTCGCTTTCTACCACTTTTGGCTTATCATTGTAATTGCCCTCTAGCACCTTAAGGAAATTGTTGGGACGCAGGAACCAATCGAAAGTAATTACCCAACCTCGGGGATTTTGTCCTTTTAAGAAGGATGATTGTTTTACGTTGTCGATTGCCTCAAGCACCGAACTTGCTCCATACTCTTTCAACCTAGCCCGCAACAATTTATATCGATTGGTATTAGGCTTAATGGCTTTTATTTGAGTTAATCCTAAAGAATTCCAAGCGTCAATTATGCGTCGCACTTCAGTGCGACATACATCTTCTTTAGAAGATGTCTTATTATTAGAGTTGTTATTATTAGAACTGTTATTATTTATACTGTTATTATTAGTGTGGTCAAATTCCATATATGCATTTTGCGTATATGCATTTTGCATATATGCAATTTGACTACATGGTTCGATGATGTAAGTGTTGTTGTTTATTTTGCCTGCGTCTCTGTTTTCTTTGACCGTGATATATCCTTGTTCTATTAGCTGTTGTCGATACTTGTAAAATCGCTTTTTTGAGATGTTAAGGTGGTCGCATATTAAGTCTACTGAGGGGAAACAGGTATTACCGGAGCCGGCATAGCTACATAGATATGCGTACAACCCTTTGGCCTCTATGTCAAGGTTCTGGTCTTTCATGACTAGCTTAGCCACTACTCCATAACCCTCTTTGAATATGCCTTGCAATTCCAGCTTATTCTCTTGCGACATCTCTATCACCCTTCTTGCGTATCCTTATTGCTTGCCCTATTGTCATGTATCGCCTAAGTTCGGGATATTTCGCCGCAAAATTACCATCACACAATCTTTCTAGCCTAACTAAATCCTTCTCTAATTGCGAGAGCTTAGAGTGTTCACTTGGAACCATATATATCACTCCTCAGATTCACCTAAAATTAGCCACGCTGACATGCCAACTTTTGTTTTAGGCATGAATTATATATCCTCAACAAACTTCAACATGCCAGCGGGCTTCTATTGTGGCTATGTATACATCAAAATGGTGCTCGCATGTCCTCTTCCGGAATTTCTGCTACAACCTCCGCCTCTGCTTCCTCTTCAACCATAAGCAGTTTACGCCTACGCTCAAGGTCTTCTTTTAAGGCTTGTATATCTTCAGCCGTCCACTCTTCTTTAGGCTTGTCCCCAACTATTTTCTTAATGGCATTTATAGCATGTGGCTTAACGTTGTCACATACTGCTAAGTAGCTGTTCCAAATTTCAGCTAATTCTGAACTTTTTTGCGACTTTGGTTTATTTTTTAAGACATGTATTTGTGGCGATGGTTTCTTGTTATTTGTGAACCTTTCTGGAAAAGTGGTTTCGCCTAGGCCATCTGTATCCTCATCGGAGGCAATGCCGAAAGCCAGTGAAAGGGTGTAGCGTTTTGCATAAGTAAGAGCAGCACCCCATTCTTGGATAGGTAGCATGTTGCCGGAGTATCTGATGGGAGCCCTGAAGGATACCTTTTCCGTGTGCCCACATTCGTGGGACACGTTGCAGGTAACTATAACTGCATCATCATCATAGTCTGTTGTAAAGTAAAATGTAAAACCGTACTTTCGCAGATAAGGCTTGATGGTCTCAATAATTTTGTCTAAGGTGGAGTATCGGTATCTAATAGAACCGTCTCTGTTCTTGATGGCTTTGTTTTTCTCCACTGTTGGGAGTTCGGCTTGTAAAAGAGAAAGGCTTTTGAAAAATTGCTCCCTTGCCCACTCCTCCTTTAACTGTTTCCGCATGTCAAGCAAGCCTTGGACAGTATCAAGCCCACCGCCATTTTGGATAGCAAGTTGAAGAAGTTGCGTCACATCTTGTTGTATGGGCTTAACCTGCAAGCTCTTGGGTTTGTCTTCCACTATTTGTACTTCCATTGTTTCATCTTTCTTTTTGCTCATTGCTCTACCCCCTCACATAACCCTAGTTTCTTAAAGTAGCAATACCCGCAGCACCATTTAGGGACCTCTGACGTGACCCCTAAATGCTCAATTGGGTAAGCCTGTGCAGGCGGGATAACCTTTGTTGTGACAATCATTTTTGCTTTCTCAATTGTTGCCTCAACTACCTTGTCGTCCCTTGGGAAAACCTCTATTGTGTAATCTGAGGTGTCTTTGTTAACACCCACTATTCCCGCATACTCAAGACCTAAGGCGTGGGCGTAAAGGTTTGCCTGCACATAATACTGTAGCTTATTCTCAGCTGTTCCGCCTTTCAGCCAATGTTGATACGCTCTGCTATTCATTGACTTGATATCAACCAATATCGGCTTGCCATCGAACTCTCCGTCTTTGTTGATTATGCAATCATGGTGTCCTGCGATGATGGCGTCGGTGTCTGGTATGTGTATGATTGAAACCTGCTCAGCCTCTTGTGAGCCCTCGTTCCAATCTACATTCCACCCGTCCTCTCTCAGCCATTGAACAGCTAACCGTTCAATCGCATTGCCTAGGTCAAATATACGCAACACCCGCTTGTCAAACTTTTCCTGTATCCCGATGTAACCAAACCAGATGTTTCGGATACAGGGAAAGCCTATTTTACTTGCTCTCAGCTCATTCTCCGCTTCATTCATTTTTGTCCCTCCTTTTTGCTTGCTTCAAATGTATTGCCTATAACTTCCATTTCGCCTTTAGTTGCCCCATAACATGTAAATAGGTTCATTAAAGGTTGCCCCCCTATCTTATCTCTAAATTCAAAATATGCTTTATCGTTCCAAGTCACTTCACCTACAATCTTGTAGTTGTAATCATCATGATAGGCTATTTTTAGAATGTCCCCCTCGTAAATTTCATTTCCATTGTTATCTTTTAGTCCCGTGTATTGGCCAATAGAGTCAGCTTCTACAATAAAAGATTGCCCACTGTATTCCCAACCGTCTACATGCTCTATTCCATATTCCTCTACAATCTCAAACTCATCTCCCCATGAGTTTTGGGTTTTTATTAAATACCCATATACCCACTTATTGTGATATCTTGCATAGCCTCTAAATTTTATATCCCTATTCATTTGTCCCCTCTCCTTTCCCCATGCACCACTCCTCAGTTGCCCTCTTGGAGAGCTCTAAAGATTCTTTTTGTAGCTTTATTGCCTCACGCATTATTGCCGGCAAGTTGTCGGCTAAATATAGTTCTACGTAAACTTCTGGACTTGTATAGCCCCCCACCGCAACTAACATTTTTGCCTCCTGCACCTCTTCAGAATTTGCGTCCGGCAAGAAGTCAATTAGGCGGTCTTGTTCCCATGCAGATATGGGAACTAAATTTCTGTGTGTCAGCAAAAACCATTCTACGTTGTAATGTATCCCCTCTAATAACACTTTTGCTACTAATGGCTTGAACTCTACCCATTCAACCCTTTGTGCCCGTGCTATACTGTTAATAAACTCTAGCGCAGGCTCTAGTTCGAATAATGCCCTTTTCATTATATCGCCCCCCTAACATTATGCATAATGTGGCGGACTGTGAAGCCCGCCAACATCACTACCCTAAACTTATTCTTACATCGTCATCTTCTGTTTGCAAAGCCAACACGTGCAAGCTTTTTGTCCAAGCCTCCTTAATCAGCTTGGCCAAATTTTTAGAAGTGACTATTGCATCTAGGTATTGTTTCAGAAGATCAATCCTGCCAGATATTTCGCTTTGAATAGATATTGTTATGAAAATATCAACAGTGTAATCACCTACTGCTACCCTAATATTGTTTGGTGGTATCCCAACGGTTTTGGCAAGATGGGCTTCTACTTCTTTCTCTACCCCTACCGCAAACATAACCTTTTGGGCTTCATTGCGATAAGGAATAGGGTCTCTTATGGCCGTTTTAATTCTTAAAATGGCATTTCTCTGGTCGTCCACATATACGCTAGTCTTTGCCCGTGCCCATGGTGCTTGCTTGAAACAATATTCGTCCATTTTTTCACCTCCAAATATTTTTAATCCCCTAAATATTTTTACTCTTGACTAATTTATTCTCTCACCCCCCAAGTGTTTTCGAACTCCCAAAACATCTCCCGCAGGTCTTCCTCCATGTTTTCGACCTGCTGGCTTTTGAAACAGTTGCCATCAAATACGCACCCATCAGTGGGACAAGGCCTGCCGTGTCGCTCAGCCTCGCATTCTGTACAGAGGAAGTCCCATGATAGCTGCTCTAAGTAGTCTTCTATGGCATGTTCTGCTGCCCAAGTTATTTTGACTTTCTTTGACATAACTATCCCTCCTTGACAAAATTGGGCATCTAGTTTATTATAAAGATGCCCCCTTTTTGTTATAGATTACCTGCTCCTTTCTAACCCCCCGCCAAACCGGCGGGGCCTTTTTATGCCAACCTTTTGATTGCCTTCAACTCGTAAGGAAGAGCCTTCAGCTCCTCCTCACTGAGTACCTTGCCCTCAGGCAACCTCTGAAGCAGCTTAAAGCAAAGCGCCTCGTCGGTTACCTCATATTTTACCTGTGTCCGATTAACGGGGACATCAACGCCAAGGAGCGCTGAAAGCACTTTTGCTGTTCCCTCGTGACCGACGGCAGAAGTAAAGTTGCCATCAGCCACCCACCTCTTTGCCTGCTCTAGCGAAACAGTCTTCATTTGATATAGCCCGTCATTGGGCAAAACTGTTGTGTTCATAATAAACTTTCTCATTGTATCTCCTCCCTTTGAAATGTAATTTTCTCTCTCTGTTCACGCTATTCAATTGTCAAGGTTCAAGTCTACCTTACTACACCCAGCCTATATGTCAAGGGCCTTGGGAAGAAGTCTAAATTTTCAGAATTGTTCTACAATGAGGGCTAGAATTTCAGAGGCCGACCATGTTTCGGCAAGTTTTGCAAGTTGCCGGACTATTCTAAATGTTCTGGAATGTATACAGGACGGAAGGTTCTGGAAGTTCTGAATAGTCTGGAAATTCTGAAATGTACACACGTGTACTATGCCTTGATGTATGCAATTGTCAAGATGCACAATAAAAAATACCCACACAAACAAGCATTATGCTTGTCTATGTGGGTTGATATTATTTTATTTGGTTAGAAAAATACTAATGCCTATTATGTTATCGCCTGCTTTCTTTTGCTTTCTTTATATGTCTACGTCGTAATATTCCCATGAGTATTTTACATCATTATTGCGCAAATAAGAGTAGTAAGAATATGGATATGTTGCATCGTATATGCTCACGTTTTTCCATGCCTTACAATTGACCGAGTATCCACGGCCTAATTTTTTTGTGTCCAAAAAACGGAATAGCCTCGTTGGAAAACTGGACGCAAACAAGCAATGGCCGCTCCATTGTGCTAGCTGACCGCTACCTTTTGCAACAAAAGGCACACCTTCTAAACATCCCACGAACACGCTTTCCATGTTCTCTGAAAGAAACTTTGCCACGTGCGTGGCATTTTGCGGGTTACCTGCAATGAAAAGAGAACGGAAAATTGCTTCTGTATCTGTAGTGTTGTAGAAACTTGCGAGCGTTAAGAAATCGTATTCCGTGCCGTTCATCGCAAGACAAGAATTGCCATATACGTACGGATGGCAATTTTTGTCGCTTTTTTGACCGACGCTTGCTATTCTTGTGTGCCATATTGCGATATCGTAATCTTCATCAACCATTGCTTCATAGCTATGCCGTGCTGTAAAATGAAGGCCTTTTTCAAAATATACAATCTTGCGATTGCGTACTAATACCAATCCGTTTCCATGGCCACCTGCTTCTTTCTCTAGATGAGCGAGCAGGTACTCCAAAGAATATGAATCATCGTATTCTAGCAAATCCTTCTTTTCCCCTAGCAATACTCTGCACATGTTATATCAACCGCCTTTCTTTCAGATAATCTATTAGAAACTTGTTTTTATTGCTTATTTCTATTAGCTCGTCAATAAATTTTTTATCGCTTTGTTGTTTGACAGTATCTTCATCGTGTTGTATGCAATATCTTACAAGAGCATCGACTAATGACAGCGTAGCAATGATAGTCTGATACTTTAACGTGCCGCGGAATATTCTTATTTCTACCGTGTGGTCGTTTGTTAGGTTTATTGCTCGATAACGATTAAAAAACGTAGCATCCTTGTTCTTTTTAATCTCATCTATTACGTCATATATATCATCTCCATATCTAGAGGCCCATCGCTCAAGCTGCGAGCGAGTACGGCGCGAAAATCTCAAGAAAAAGTCAAAATGCAATTCGATGCAATTGAGCAGGTTTGCGATAGTCGTTTCGCTTAAAGGGGCCCTGGACACGTGCACATGAAGACCACACGTGCCGGCATCGTGCGAGCGATAACCTAATTCCACGGCCTTTTCGCAAAATGCTTCTAATCGTGGGAACAGGTTTTCCTTCATGTAGAGAAAAGACATGGGATGACACACAAGCTCAAAGCCATCGTCCAGGCTTCCGTCGTGCTTTGCGTACCATCCCTCACCGAGGATGTTTAGCAATTCCATTGCTTTGTCGACATCCTCACCGCCATCGTCGAGTTCGAGCTCGATGCCGTAAAAAACGCTTTCGTTTTCATTATCTAAGGAATAAAAACGAAAGCGTGGTTTAAAATTATATGAATAAATATAGTCGCCGTCGCCGTCGCTCTGTTCGACTATTTCATCATAGCAGTAGTGGCAATATACTTCATCATTAACCCATCGCGCATCCTCGCAATGCACAAATTCTCCACATCGGGTACATGTATAGTACCATCCGATGTAGCAATCGTCGCACATGAAATCGCCGCGGCTGTCGTAACGGCATGTTTCAACGTGCACCATTGTGCCACATATTGGACAGCGCTCGAAATGCCTATTTAGGCACTCCTCGCACACAAGGCCATAGCCATCAATTTCCTGCATTGTACCGCTATCGAAATAGCGGCCGCAAACCTCGCAGCGCTCGAGCGCTTCGTTACTACTCATTTTTACCCGCCCCTCTCTATTTGATTTTATTCTATCGTATCATTTCAAGCACAAAATGCAAGCATCCCACGAAAAGACTAAATCTTAAAAATATTCTGAATTGTATACGGTTAAGGTCAGTAATGGTTAAGGTCAGTAATAGTCAAAGTCAACATTGGTCAAGAAATCCAGCAATTTGGTAAATATTCAGAATATTTGGTAATATTTGGGAATATTTGGAATTGTAAAGAGTAGTTCCAATATTGACACATTTTGCACTTTAGCGTATAATGGGCCCATAGTGGGGTATTGCGTACTTGCGCAAATGCCCGCCGGTTGAATTTAGCCGGTTAAAGCTGCTAGTTTTAAACTTTCGCTGGCTTAAACGCCTCAAGAACTTCTCCAGCAACAACACAAAAACAACACGCCTTGGTGGTTATTTTCATGCTCTGAAGCATGCAAGAAACAAGCTCGGGCATGCTTAAAGCTCTGAAGCATGCCAAATACTGCAAGCTAAGCTTTCAAGCATGCAATCGGGTTTGTACATGGCTTAATGCAAGTTTAATTCCCGCTAGATACTGAAGCTTTTACAAAGCAAGGCATGAAGCATACCGGAACAGAGTAAGAGCATTGCTTAAACGATGATGTGTGAAGCTAGAGCAGGACTGAAGCTATGAAGCATGAAAGTAGAAGCGAGACAAAAACCATGTTTCATCACATAATCCTATTGTCCTACATTTCCTACCTGGTCTTAATACCAACTCTTAATACCTGCTCACAACAATGCTTTACAGAGTTAAACCCTCCATGAAGCATAAACATGCTGGAAAGTAAGTCAATGCAACATAAAGTATGTTATGGGACATGCTGGGTATTAGGGTTGCTTTAATTCTGTGGAGGGTTGAATATACTGGTACTGGTAGGGGTACCATCCCCCAATTGAAGTGGCCGAGGCGGCTTAAAGCATACACACACTATACAGCAAATTTTTTGCAATTAATACACACCTAAACTAGGGCTTTGCTTGCAATTAACATGCATTCAGTTAATCGGTCGCAAATGGTCGTAATTGGTCGTAATTGGTGTTATTCTGTTAGAGGAGGAATTTGTGTTGAGGAAATGCATAGCTAAACCTAATGTTATTTTTGAGTTTATTCAGTGGGACGGCGACAACCTCACTGAAATTTCTGAGGAAGTTGGAGAATATTGCCGTATAGAAAATGGGCAATTGACCGTTGAAGGTAGAGTTGTTGGGCTAGGCGACTATATCGTCAAGACCCCAGAGGGTGAGGTTTATCCTTGCAACATTCATCTCTTCAGAAGCATCTTTCAAGATGCAATTCTTAATTCCTCGCTCTAATTGTTGGCTTGTGTTAGTTGTAGTTAGCGCAAGTTTGGTTGCGTTAAGCTGAATTGGTTATGCTTAACGCTATTTGCATTTTGTGCTTGTTTGTGGTATATTCACTTAGGGGTGTTTATTTTGAAGTTAATAGCAGCTAGTCAATGGTTTAATTTAGGGGATATATCTGACATTGTTGGGCCTATTGAGTTGCTTTTTGAGGAACATGAGGATTACGTTTGCCCGTTTTGCGGAAGGCCGTTTAGCAGACATGGAGTAATCCGAGACACGTTAAGCATTGTTTGTCCTGGAAACTATGTAGCGTTTATAGAGGCCGATGACAAAGTTGAAGTTATATCTTGTTCGCCAGGGCTTTTACAAAAGACATTTCCGGCTAAAGAGGGAGAATATCTTTAATTTCCTTCCCTCTAATTGAGTGTTTTGATCTTGATTTTTACTAAACTTTATGTTATAATTGCCGCGTGCCTACGGGTGGTAAGTAGAAAAGCCTGAACCGATTGGAAGCAAAGGAAGCAAAGAAAAGAAAAACCTTAAAACCATTGAGCAGAAAAACAAGTTTTTCTGCTTGTCGTAGTCGCTAACGCGACAACGACCCTCTAATTCATTTCTCTTTTTTAGTTTCTTTCTAAAAGACAATTAAGCCTGGAGATGATTAACATGCCTGCTGGATATGAAAGGCTGAGAGATAAGTTTATCCGTGAAGGAATGTCCAAGAAAGCAGCACAGAAGAAAGCTGCAAGGATATGGAATGCCAAGCATAAGGGTAAGGAAACAGTAGGCAGAGGTAGGGAATAACACCAATCACCTAAAGCAGGGTTACCTGTATAGCTTTTGCTATAGTGCATTATGCACCTTTAGGTTTTGGTGTTATTTTTTATAAAGTGAGGTGACGCTATGACGTCAAGCGTAATGAAGCCAATGCCGGAGAATGTCAAGAAGTGGTATGTCCGTTACAAGGCATTAGGTCCCGGGAGGAACCCTCACAGGCTTTGGAAGCAAATAAAAGATGAGCCTGGGCGTCCTACATATCGAACAATATGTGCCTGGAATGAAAAGTACCAATGGGACGCCAGGATAACTGCAGAGTTGGCTACTGCAATGACAGTTGAGGCCAACCTTACCAATGAGGTTGACACTGCTGTCTTAAACAAAGAGACTTTATTTGAGATAGACAGGGCTATTCGCTCTATAAGGGACAAGCCGGAGAAGACAGAGAAGGAAGTATTAAGCCTAACCAAGCTGGTGGAGCTTAGGGCTAAAATAGCTCAGAAAATAGACGACGCAGAAGAGAAAGACCGCTTTAAGGTTGTTATAGAATACGTCACAAAGATACGAAACCAGCTGGAGGAAGAGTTCCGTGACAAAGTTAACATGGCTAAAGCCCAAGAAACTAGCTAAAGAGTTTTACTTCAAACTCATAGACGCCTCTCTGTCGGCCGGCAACCCAAAGATAGTTATAGAAACTCTTAGACAGCTATGCAAAGATGACCTTTTCTTTTTGCTTGCCTACGTTCTAGGAAGAAGAGACGTAGACATTCCCCCTGACCCAAAATTTAACCCTAATTGGTGCTTTGAAAGGTGCAGAGAAGTTCAAGCCAACCCAGATGGCTACATAGACTTGTGGTCTCGTGAACACTTTAAAAGTACCATCATCACGTTTGCCCTAACTATACAAGACATATTAAACAATCCCGAAATAACGGTTGGGATATTCTCACATAAAAGAGATATGGCTAAAGACTTTCTGCAGCAAATTAAAAGGGAATTTGAAAGCAATGAATTCTTGAAGGCTTTGTTCCCGGATATTTTGTATCAGAACCCTAGAAGCGAGAGTACGTTATGGACGAATGAGGCTATTATTGTCAAGCGTAAGGGCAATCCCAAAGAAGCCACTGTAGAGGCTTGGGGCATAGTTGAAGGTCAGCCAACGTCAAGGCACTTCAGCTTAATGGTGTTTGATGACGTTGTTTCTAGGGAGAGTGTAAGCACTCCGGAGCAGATAGAGAAGACTACTAGAGCTTGGGCGGACAGCTTAAACCTTTCCTCTGCAGGAGGAAAGATACGATACATAGGCACTAGATGGGCTACTAGGGATACTTACGCAGAGATTATAGAACGAGGCGCAGCAAAGCCTAGAATATATCCGGGTGTTCTTCCTAATGGTGAGCCGGTCTATTGGGACAAGGAAACCGTTAAGTCTAAGCGTGAAAAGATGGGAGCGCACACCTTTGCGTGTCAGATACTGCTTAATCCTCAAGCAGCGATAGAGAATACATTTGACCGTTCATGGATACGCTTTTGGGACGTTGATGAGAACGGCAAATACAACTTAGAAAACTTGAACATTTACATTGTAGTTGACCCTGCGGGTTCTAAAAAGAGACGCAGGGACTATACGGCTATAGTTGTCTTCGGCGTTGGAGAAGATGAAGTTTACCGCATAATCGACATGGAAAAGGATAAACTTAACCTAGAAGAGCGTACTAATGTAGTGTTCGACTTGGTTAAAAGGTATCGTCCAATCATAGTCGGTTATGAGAAATACGGCATGCAGTCAGACATAGAGCATATACAGTATGTTCAGAGGAAGAAGAATTTTATGTTCAATATAGTCCCGCTGTATTCTCCGCTCTCAAAGGCGGATAGAATAGCTTGGCTTATAGCTCCATTCAAGCAGGGGCGGATACTTTTGCCTAGGAGCATAGTTAAGCGCAATTGGGAAGGCTTAGAAATTGACGTTGTGCAGGACTTTATAGACAACGAGTATTCGGTGTATATGCCGGGGCTTGAAATGCATGACGACATGCTTGACTGTATGGCTAACATGTTCCACCCAGACTTGGGAGTGACACCTCCGGTTTCAACAGCAAGCCCATTCCAATTGCAAAGGGAAGTAATAAACAATTATGATCCGTTAGATATGCAGGAAAATTTTATGTGGTGGTGATGAAAATGAGTATACCGGCATGGATTACTAATTTTTTAGGGGCTGCCTCAGCAGCAGCAACAACGTATAGCGCAGTTAAATCTACAAAAACTCCCGCTGCACCTAAAATCCCTCAAGTGCAGGTTAAAGACACAACACCTAAACCTGAAACTGTAGAACAGAGGGTTACAGACGCAGGGGAATTGGCAGCAGAAGTTGCCAGAAGGAAGGCAGCTAGAAAACGTGGCTACATGTCTACCTTACTTACGCCTCTCGGGCAGAGTGCTATAACAACAGGAGTGAGGAAGTCCCTTTTAGGGGGGTAAAGAATGGCTGATGAGCGGATAATCCAACAAGTTATACGCAGACATGATACGCTACAGTCTGTAAGAAAATCTTGGGAGACACATTGGAACGAAGTCTCCGAATATGTTATCCCAAGGCACAACATATACACCAAGACCCGTGGGGGGAAGAGGAATACTACCATATACGACAGCACTGCACCTAGGGCTTGTGCTAGACTAGCAGCCTCACTCCATTCAATGCTTACCAATCCCTCTCAAGATTGGATAGCCTTACGGGTTATGCCGGAAACGCTAATGGACGCTATTGAAGTCAGGCGGTGGCTCTACAAGACAGAGGAAGCAATATTAACCGAAATTAACAACTCAAACTTCCATGCAAAGGCCCAAGAATTCTACCTAGACCTTGTAGCATTTGGGACTGGTATTCTCTTTGCTGACGAGAGCCCCACAGGCAGTCCAAGCAATGTAACATTCTATTGTTTGCCTATTAACCAATGTGGCATTGCAGAGAACAGCTATGGACGAATAGATGTCCTTCATAGGGAATTCAACATGAGTGCGCGCAACATTGTACAGAAGTTTGGGGAGAAGGCTTGCAATAAGGAAATACTAGAGATAGCAGAAAAGCGCCCCGATTCAGAAGTAACAATAATCCATGCTATATTTCCCAAAGAGGATTACAATAAATACAACAAGTTTGACAAGCCATATGTATCCCTATGGATAGCCAAAAAATGGAACCATGTCCTACGTGAGGGGGGCTATTATGAGTTCCCCGCATTCGTTACTAGGTGGGCTACTGCTAGTGGGGAAATATGGGGTAGAGGGCCCGGCATGGAGGCTTTAGCGGATATTAAAACCGCCAACAAGATGACCAAGGACATACTTGACGCTACAAGCAGGATTATAACTCCCCCATTAGATATGGAGTATCAATCGTATCTTACCCCATTAGACATAACTCCGGGGAGACTTAACCAAAGGGCGAAGAATGCCAACCCTGTTCAGCCATTATATACCGTTGATGGCAGGGCAATTCCTGTAACGGACAACCTTTTAGAGAAGATTAAAGCCAGTATAAATGAGACGTTTTACTTTGACGCAATAAGCCTCATTAAGGCGGACAGAATGACAGCTACTGAGGTTATGCAGAGAGTAGAGGAGAACATGCGCATCTTAGGCCCGACATATTCTAGGCTTGTTCATGAATATTTAGAGCCTTTGACAAAGAGAGTGTACGGCATTCTTTTGAGAAAAGGTATATTGCCGGAACCTCCACAGATACTACAACGCTACAGAGGCAAAATGAAGATAGACTACATGTCGCCTATGGCTAGGGCACAGAAGACCAGCGATGTTGCTGCTATACAGAGGACTATAAACATGCTAGCAGCAATGGCACAAATACAACCTGAAGTGCTTGATAATTTTGACTTTGATATAGCTGCAAGATATACAGCAGATGCTACCGGTGTGCCTTCAATTCTGATACGCAGCCATGAAGCTGTAGCAGCGATAAGAGACGCTAGAGCACAACAGCAACAAGCAATGCAACAAATGCAGGCTATGAAAGAGGCTGCGGAAGTTGGTAAAACCTTGTCTGAAATTCAAATGTAGGAGGTAGACATGGGGAAGAAAAGCAAGGGCATACAGGATATAATGACTGCTTACAAGGCAGTTTTCAATACCAAAGAAGGGAAGGAGGTGTTAGAGGACTTAGCTAGGTTTTGTGGATGGGGCATATCGCCCTATGACAAGGACAGCTACAGGGAAACAGACAGACGTATTGCTTACCAAGAAGTATTTATGCATATCATGTCCATGGTAGGCGAAGATATTTTTGAAAACATACAAACGGAGGTAATAAATCATGAGTGAAGAATTTGTCAACCCCCAAGACGCACCAACAAACGAGCCACAAGAACCGGCAGGGCAAGATTCTCAGGGGACACTTGACAAAACTTTGTTAGGCGGGAGCAATCCCGTTCCCAGCGATGGCGCCCAGCAGGCTGATAAAGACAGTCCGTGGTGGGAGACTCTCCCAGATGAGCTTAAGAACGAGCCGACAGTTCAGAAGTATAAGAGTGTAGAAGAGGCTATTAAGGGGCTTGTTAATGCCACAAAGTTGATAGGCAGGGACAAAGTGCCAGTTCCTAAGCCAGACGCCCCTAAAGAAGAGTGGGACGCCTTTTATCAGGCAATAGGGAGACCCGACACTCCGGACGGATATGAAATTCGGTACGAGGGCGCCGACGAAGAACTGCTTAACTCTTTCAAGCAGGCTGCCCATGAGGCAGGCTTAACCCCGCAGCAAGTTCAAAAGATAGCGGACTTTTGGCAGCAAACTGAAGGGCAGTTAGTTGAGAAGTATGAGCAATTAGCACAGCAACAGCAAATGCAAACCGTGCAACAGTTGCAAAAAGAATGGGGAAGCAAGTTTGAGGCTGAGCTAGATACTGCCAGAAAAGCTGTCAGAGCTCTTTGTGATGACGAAACAATACAGCTATTGGATAGCACGGGGTTAGGTAATGATGTTCGTATTGTCAAGTTATTTAACAAACTTGGCAAAATGCTTACCGAAGACCAATTAGGTTCATTGGACAACGTTGCAGCGGATACACTCTCTGCAAAGCAGGAGCTGCAGAAGCTCAAGGGAGACAAGGAGTTCATTAAGATACTTGAAGACCCATTCCACCCAGAGCATGAAGCAGCCAAGGCTAAATTCAGGAAGCTCCACGAAATAGTCTTCGGTGGCAAATAGCGGACACTCTCTAAAGAGACCCGTTAAACTTTTAATGTACTTTATCAAGCCCGCAAGGAAACCTTGATAAAGATGGAAATTAAATCTTTTTCAAGGGAGGAAACAACGATGAGTTCTCAAATCACCACTATGATGATTGAGGAATTTAAATCTGGTATAGAGATTGCATTCCAGCAAATGGAAAGCAAGCTCCGCAATAGCGTAAGAGTAGAGCCTTTAAACGGCAAATATACATTCTTTGACCAGATAGGAACTGTAGAGGCCAAAGAGAAGACCACACGCCACGCCGACATTGAGACTGTCGACACTCCACACATGAGGCGTAGGGTTTCCTCAAGGGACTACTATGTCGCAGACTATGTTGACATGGAAGACCTTTTGAGGATACTGCAGAACCCTGCCGATGAATATTATAGGACTTTTGTGGCAGCGCTTAACAGAAAGCTGGACAGCTTGATAATTAACGCTGCTCTAGGCACCGCTTATACTGGAGTGGACGGCTCAACGACCGTGTCCTTCGATAGCAACATGACTGTTGCGGTCGACGTCGGGGACTCTGGTGCTACCGGCTTGAACATTGACAAGCTGATAGCAGCTAAAGAATTGCTCGATGAAAATGAAGTACCTGATGAAGACAGATATGTTGTTGTAGCTCCAAAGCAGCTTTCCAACCTGCTTGGAACTACTGAGGTCACGTCCAGCGACTACAACACGGTCAAGGCTCTAGTGCAGGGAGACTTGGATACCTTCTTGGGATTCAAGTTCATAAAGAGCAACCGCCTTACTGCTGATGGCAATGGCTACAGAGAAGTCCTTTTCTATCAGAAGAGGGGCTTGCTCTTGGGCATGGCAAGGGAGATAGGCGGGTCTCTAGACAATATCCCTCAAAAAGGGCACTCAATTCTCGTGCAGGCTTGGGTATCTGCCGGTGCTACTCGTATGCATGAGGCTGCGGTTGGCAAGATACTCTGTGCCGAGTCTTAAGGAGGGTTAAACTATGGCTACTGTATATGGAGTAAACAAAACCAAATTTGATGCGGGCACTGTGCTTGACCCGGGTTGCTGGAATGCAAGGGTAAAAGCCAGTTGGGACACTTACGAGGCGTCCTCTCTGGCTGATGGGTCTAAGATAGAGATGTGCGTTGTGCCCAAGGGTGCACGTATTTTAGGTGGCTGGCTGGTCTTTGACGCACTTGGGACAAGCACTACGCTTGCCGTAGGCGATGGGACTACTGCCGACAAGTACCTTGCTGCAACCGACACCAGCTCTGCTGGCAGTGCAACGTTCTTCCCCGTCGATGGGGACAAGCTGTCAGATGATGTCACTATGACATTGACGCTGGCTGGGGCTGCAGCTACCGGCAGTATTAAGCTAGTTGTGTTGTACGTGATAGACTAATGTGATGGGGGGAGCTAGTCTCTCCCCTTTTAACTTTATGGTGGTGAGAAAAGATGGCAATAGACAGGGTGACAATATGCAATAAAGCTCTTCTTGCGATTGGAGCAAGTCTTATAACGTCTCTTACAGATGACACTAAGGAAGCCAAAGTGTGTGCGCTTGTATATGACGAATGCTTATGGGAGTTTTTGTCTGAGAATGATTGGTCTTTTGCGACTATTTCTGCCACACTCACGCCAAACGGAAATACGCCAACTGACGGCTATACCTATGCCTATAGTTTGCCTAATGACTTTTTAAGGCTTGTATATAATCCTGATTATGCTGTTTATGGTGTTGATGATTGGCGACTTGCAGGAAGTGAGATTCACTGCAATGCAGAGGAAATAACCATAAATTATATCAGCAGTAATATAAACGAATTTACCTTCCATGCGAAAGCTAGAACAGCTTTAGCATACTTAATTGCCTCCCAGGTTGGTATGGCTTTGTCTGGAAGCCCTGAGAAGGTGCAGATGGTTTATGAATTGTATAAAATGACACTTATGGACGCAATAGCTATAGATTCACGCAGTAGGGCATATCAGCCTGTAGTTCAAACTCCATATACGGATGTGAGGCTATAATGAGGCTAATAGACCATTTTATAACTAACTTTACAGCTGGAGAATTATCTCC